CCGCCGATAACAAACAGCTTTTGCATACCTTCCATAAACTGCACTGTCTTCCGCGGGTCGGGAAAAGCGTCCCGGGCATTAACGGAAAGGCTTGCTACGGCCTTAGCCATATCCATATACCCGCCACGTGCTCGTTGTGCAGATTCGTAAATCATATCATTTAGTGCGGCCACGTTGGACTGTGAACCAGCTACCAGTGCCAGCCTGGCATTCAAACTTGTGTATTCATCAGCCAGCGCTACAGCTCCTGAAATAGAACCTGCAATACTATCCAGCCCGCGCATGATGACATTCCCGACAATGTTGCCGGCAAGGATGCTCTTAAACAGCCCCGCTTTTTCAGCAGCATAACCGAAAGAATCTCCGGTGTTCCGGGCGCTTCCGCTTACGCGGTTTAATTTATTTGATACGGTGTGAGCTGCACGGCTCATTTTTTCAAGCATCGGACTGACACCGTCCCGAAGACTGATGTAGTTCTGCAGTGTTGCCATCTATTGCCCCCTTTCTATTTGCGTTTCAATTTGGACGCCTGCTTTTTCTCTGATTTGATGTATTCATCAACAAAAGCATAGATCATAGCCAATTCGTGTTCCGGCAAAGTAAAAATCTCGTGCGGCAGCCTATGTAGCTTAATAAGCGCAAAATAGGCTACATGCGCATCCAGATCCTTTGCCTTTAAGAGTTTTTTACCGTCTTGATCTTATCGCCCATGCCTGCCTCAAAGTCAGATGCTTGAGATACGGCAGAATACAAATCCGCCAATTCGCCCGGTGTCAGCATCGCTTTAAGTAATTCTTCCGCTCCAATTGCGTCCCAGTTCCCCTGCAGTTCTGCGTCGTTCAGATTGGGGAATACGACAGATTTCAGTGTCATTTCAATCATGAATTTATCCTGATCAAATTCCATCTTCCAGTCCTTAGTTCCTTTGACTGGAATTCGTTTCGTGCAAGCATCACGCAGACTGTCCATTTCTTCATTAGTCAGTACGCGGATTTCCCACGGTACGGGTTTTCCATCTTCACCGACCATTCGCTTTGATGCGGCATATTGTACCGGTACTTTTTTTATAACGTTTTCCTTAAAAAATGCTTTTAATGTTTTTTCAGCCATTTGGTTTTCCTTTCACAAAAGAATAGGCGGGGATGTCCCCGCCGCCATTACGCTTTCATTCCATCAAGTTCTTTGAATTTTTCAGGCACCTTAATTCCCTCAAAAGTGAATGAAATCTCATCTTCAAGCCACTTACCTTCTGCATCGAACCCTGCAACAGTACCTTTATCGATATTGCAACCGGTCAGAATCACAGTATGTTTTCCTGCTTCGCTGGTCGGGTCATTATTGACGACCTGCAGGTCAAAGTAAGTATCCACTCCCTGATTGACGTATTTCAGCATCATATTTTCAAAGAGCGAAGTATTCTTGTAAATTGTCAATGTACCGCTGCCTTTAGCGGACACGGACTTATTCCCCTTCATCAGGCGCCCTAGAATAGCAACTTCTTCTTTCTCTTTTTCGATAGTTGCTTCAAGGCTCTTTGCCTGAAATAACAGATACCTGTTTCCATCTACCGTTACATAGGCACTGGCCAGCTTTGCTGAAATGACATCCTTGGCCAGCATCGTACGGATTGCGCTGATTTCATCTGCCATGAGCTATCTCCTTTCTTACGCGACCACCACAGTACAATATAATTTTTCCATACATGCCGTCGGCTGGATTTCAAATGTCCACAGAACGGCGGTTTTCTCTTCGCCCTGCGTGGGCACCGGCAAGTCATCATCTATAAAGTTCTGAATCGCCCTGACACGCTGGTATTCTTCAAACAACGCAATGCCGTCTTTCCACAAAGAAATTCGCCCGTCCGCATCATTCTGCACCTTTCCGAGATAAATCCGATTAAACAGTCGGGCAATGTCAATTGCCGCATTATCCAGCACGCGGATTACCTGATTCAGCGTAAAATCTTTATTCATCGCCTTAGTTACTTCCGTGAAAGTATTAATATCTGTCAGCACACGGGTATCGCCTAACACATTTCCGGATACTGCGTCGGAAACATTGTGGAACATGAACATGCCATCGCTGACAGCCTGTTCAAGCTCATACTGCTTGAAGTTGGTATTGACTGCATATTCTCCATCATAGATGGCGTTCGTGCAGCTCGCATTGATTGCGCATGCCGCTTCTTTTCCGGTAAGCCAGTATACTAAGGATCCCTTTTCTGCACCTGTATCCGTCACATCGTTCTTGATAGAAATAACGCCGGGATAATTAACCTTGGTCTTGCCGTAAATAACAAGCTGGAATTTTGAGCCCGTGTTTTCACGGCAGCGCTTTGTGAAATTAATCAGCAAAGACTGTACTGTCTCATCAGAGCCCGCATATCCTAAAATATTAAAATAATACGGCTCTATATGCTCAATAAAAGACTGATACTCGGAAACAGTAACCGCTGTTCCGTTCGTACCCCCAGTCAGTGGTTCCGCCGCTTTTACAGTAAGTGTCGCGGTTTTGCTGAATACAACAAAATCATTATCCTGTAAATCCGCGCCTTTGCTGACGTTGGACTGTTTATCTACCGTTTTCAGCAGTCCGTCTGTCGTGAGATAAGTATACACGATGAACTTTCCGCTGTTATCCGGATCACTCTGTACCGCAGTAGATAAACTATTCCCTCTGATTCCTGCATATTTTGCCGTTGCCAGTGTATTCTTTGCTTTCTCGCCGCCGCTGTTCAGACGGTAGAAATACCCTGTCTTCAGATTGATAAACAAATCGCGCAAAGGCTTCATTTTATCATGGCCATAATCATAGCCGAAAATCTTCTGACAATTTTTCTGGAAATCTTCTGCTTCCACACGGAAGACAGCTCCGCTTACACCCCAATCCAGATCAAGCGCCATTGCCGCATAACCACGATCGGCAATATCCGTCATCGGACGGTCTTTTGAAATGAAATTGATATATGTACCGGGCAATTTCTTATTTTGGAAAAGCCAGGTACCGCCACCTAATGCCATAAGTTACCTCCTTTAGTTAATATCCTGCTTAACAGGCTGATTTAACGCATCTTTTAGCAATTCATCAATCTGGGAATGCGTATACTGCTCTCCTTCGCTAAGTAAATGCGTCAAAATGTCCGCATAGCGTTTATACTTGGCGGATTTAACAATCGTTACTCCGTCGAAACGCTCCTCGGACGCTGTCTGTTCTTCTTTTTTAACTGCCATTTTTTATGGCTCCTTCCGCTTTTAAACTCTGCATTTTTTCTGCTTTTTTCCGTTCTTTTAAAATAAATAGATTATAAGAAACAAAGAAGTGGAGTGCGCCGTCAGTCGTGCGGTAATGCATGTCCGTTCCTCGAATGACAGAGCCATCGGAAAGAGTAATATACTCCAGCTCTACAAAGAACGCTTCCGCCATCTTGTGGATTTCTTCCCGGATATCTGAAACTTCATCGGCCGCATTCGGCATGAACCAGATATCAAAGCTATGCTCCTGCCAGTAACGGTTACCAACAGACAGTTCCTGTGACTGATCCAGCTGCTTCAGATAAAAGCACGGAAACACGACATGATTCTTCTTTACGTCTACATACACAGGATATTTAGTCAGCTTATGCAGTTTTGATGAGATGCCTTTGATTACCTCATTAATTATTGTCATGTGCTGTACCTCAATAACACCCGGTTTATATTTCGGCGCAAAATATTTTTAGACTGCCGTTCCGTTTCTTTCTCTGCTTTTTCTGCCATGTTCAACCCGTCTACCCAGCCTTTCACCAATTGTTTCCCCAGTATGGGCACGAAACGCCCAGGCTGCTGTCGGTGACCGTCATTCACGTAAGAAGCGTAGGACGCGGTATTGAATACTTTGACTTTGTACTCCCGCCCTTCCCGCTCTACAGTTCCCGCATTCCAGGAACGTCGCATATGCTCGGAATTGTGGAGCATTTTGAATTTACGTTCCCCTTTGCGCTTATAAGCAACTTTTGCATCACTACTGTAGAGTTTTTTGTGTTTGTTAAAATCTTTAACCTTAGAATATTCAGCAACCCTACTATTCTTATATTCATTCTCACTAACCTGTCTAACCTCAGTGCCTTTCACCGGCGTATTCTTCTTAGCTTCTCTGATATACACGGCGGCCATCTCTTTCATACTTTGCCGCTTGGCTTCTTCCATTGTAGAACTATTCAATTCAGCAATTCGTTTCTGCAGGTCCTCAAAGCCTCTGAAATCTACAGTTACATCAGCCATCGTGCACCTCCCGGTGTTCCAGGCTGATTTCCTGATGATTATCATAGACAGCAGATACACCTGCAGATTTAAAATGCAGAGGCCGTCCTTGCCGTACCACGTCAACATCAGCGCCTGCAGGTATATTGATTTCGGGAGACAAGAACAGCGTAACGGACTGTGTCATAACAGGAATGCCATCACCGCCCGTTGCAGGCAAATTCTTGTAAGAAATACGGCAAGGGTACTCCGCAGATGTCACCCTTACCGTATTTACAATTCCCGTATCCGGATCTACAGCATCCTTTTCTGTAATAATTCTGCAGGTGTCCGCATACAAACTTTCAATAGCTTTTCTTGATCTTACCAACGCAGCCTTCGGAAGCATCCTAAATCACGCTCCTTTGTCCACAATGTAATCAGCGCATCCAGCCTCTGTTCTGCCGAAGTTCCACCGAGCTCGACCGTCGTATCTCCCTCTTTTATAGATTTCACGACGTCAAGCTCATCGGCACTTAAAATAGCCGCTTTGCTCATCTGCATGAACCTGCCTGCTGCCATTTCATCTACAGCATGCTGCAGCTCATCAGGGATTTCTTTCAAGTTGCAGCTGTTCAAAACGTGCTGCACTTCCCCCTGATAAATGTATCCCAGCAATGCCATATCAGAATCTTTAACATCATACCCGGTCGCACCCTTAATGAGTATTTTTACATCGGCAATCATAAGAATTACTCCTTGATCAGAGAAAGGATATCGGCTTTTGTATCCGCACCGGAAATATCAATCCCGTTAGCTTCCGCATAATCAACAAGCTGCTGCTTGGTCATCTTATCCAGTGCAACAGCATCATTATCAGCGCCATAGTCCTCATCAAGAACGAATCCCTCTTTGATTAGTTTCTCTTTCTGGAAATCACTTTCTGTATACTGCACCTCATTCAATCTGGTTAATCTTTCCATGATTTACCTCCTTACGCCCCGGTATTAACCCATACACCAGCCAGCTTGTTTGTCGGAATCCAGAGATCATGGAATTTGCGGTAATCCAACTTCCACGCATCGGCCTTCTGATTCACGTTCGGTTCAAAAATGCGGATCTTGTCCGTCTTAGAAACCGCAATCGGTGCACGGCGGGCAATGATAATCCAGTTGATTCCTTTTGCAGCAGTATCCGGCTTAAATCCGCCTTTTTCCTGCCCAGCCGTTTTGCCGTCGTTGAATACATACGCCGTCTTCATGCGGGCGGAAGGTACGGAAAGAATCGGAATTTCATTATAGGTTTTTACCTTGGTAGTAATTGCACCGGCTTTAAAGTCCGCTGTATCCAAGTACTTAGTAATGTCTTTTGCGTTGTTCAGGATAGTGCGGATCGAAGTAGCCATAATAATAACAAGCGGTTCTCCTTCCCCGACAATGTCTTGGATTTTTGCGATTTCATCATCCAGCTTTTCCAGCACGTTTGTTTTATCCGGCGTGAAAGTTGCCGTTTCATGAGATGCGCCTTTTGCCAAAGCCGCAATCTTAGAGTAGCGGAACGCATCCACTTCCGGGATAACCTGTGTACGCTGGAATTCGCCCATAACGTTTCCGGCAGATGCCACAAAATTGGATTCATCCACATCCATAGCGTCAAGCATAAACGTGCGTCCGCGATCCTGTGTTAATTTGTAATCTGCGTATTTCAGAGTTACAGCACCCTGATTGAACCCGTTGTCACGGTCATATTTCGCTAAGCCGCCGATAGAAATCTCCGGCATTTTTACCGTATCCCCGCCGCTGTATTTTACATTCTGTGCATTAGATTCCATCCATCCGGAAGTCGCACCTACCAACATTTGCTTATCCAGACTCTGCTGGAAATTCTTTGCATATTCAAGTGTATTAATTGCCATTGTTTAATTCTCCTTTTTTATTAAATACCTAATGCCTGTTCAAATTGCTGCTGTACAGTCAGTTTTGCCGCATCGCCACCGTCAGAACCCGATCCGGGATGGATGCCATCTACTTCTTTTTTCTGTTTATTCACGACATCAAACAGATACGTGTCTGATTTCTGCAGCTCTTTAATTTTGTCGGAAAGTCCAACGACTTCCCCTTTTTCGTCCAGCTTTGCGTCTTTCAAGTCCAGCAGAGCGCGGGCAGCCTTAATATTCTTTGCCTTTGCCGCAGTCAGAGAACGTTCTACCGCCGCATCCAGTTTCATCTGCGCAAGTTGCGTAGCATGTTCTGTTTCCATAGTCTTGGCAGCCGCCTGCATAGCCTCAATCTGTTTCTTGAGCTCCGCATTACTGTCATTGTTCTTTTTTAAACCCTCAATCTGTTTTGATAATTCCCCTTTCTCTTTTTCGGCATTCTTCAGGGCTTCGTTCTTTTCGTTGAACTGTGACTTGGCCACATAATTTTTACCGTAATCCTCCGAAATTTTCGCAACCTGTTCATCAGTCAGCCCCAATGCTTTTAACTCTTCTTTTGTCATAATGATCTCCTTTCGACTTTTTATCGTGGTTTATCCCCCACACCGGAAATACCTGTTCTTTTTCGCCTGCAGTACGGAAAAGGCAATATAAAAGCACCCGTTAAGAGTGCTTTTGAAACCGTATGTTATTTTTATCCGCTACCAATCCGGATGAGTAGTGATTTTAGTAATGATATCTTCGGCAATATTTCTGTCATCTTCATTTAGTCCTTGTATATCATCAGCAATAGCATCCACTAAATCCGCAGCTTTCTCATCTTCCATTTCATCAGCAAAACTGAAATGCATTTTCTTTAAGAACATCTTTTCTTTTTCAGTAAACTCATATTGTAGAATCATCTTATTTCCCTTTCTTATATTTTTTCAGTCGAGATTTACCTGTCGGCCACGATGTAATAATAACCCCCGTGTCAGGATTTATATTCACAGTTGTAGCTTCACCGATAAATCTCTGCGAGTTTCCATTTTCTTTTACTACGACCTCTCCAACATGCAGTGGATTTATCAATGCATCTTTAATACCATCTAAATCAAGATTGCGGACATCCGCCCTTTCCTGCTGGTGCTTAGACAGCTTGGCAATAGTAATTCCGTTACTGGTTTTTAACCCAGTCAATGCACCGGTATCGGTATTCTTTACGTATTTATTATACCATTCCTCATAATGCAAATCACCTTCAACAAATACCGTCTTCCCTGTTGATAGGTCACGTGCCGCCCTCGTATCCTCCTGATTATCAGTAATTCCTTCAATGTATGGGATTGTAGTCGAGCGGCAGTAGCAATGAAACGGCGGCATGGTAATTCCCGGCTTGGCGTCTTTCCTGTCAAATACCTTTTTGTCCAGATGTCGGCAAATGTCTGATGTTTTCAAATCCAGTACAGCCAGTATCTGATATTGCTCCACATCCAATGCATCATACGTATCCAGCATTGCCTTTTCCTGCACATAGGCCGTTTCTGTTTCCACTAAACGACGGGCATTACTGAATGATACATTAAATCGTTTCTGTATCCGATTAATTAACGGTGCCACGCCTTCACCAATCATAAAAGACCGTGTCATTTCTGTCTGCAGGGTATTCATAAGCTGCGTTTTATTATCCCATATCCTGCCCGAAAAATCCTTTCCGTCACTTGCCCACGGCTTGGATACGGCGGTTTCTATATCCTGCTTTGCTACCCCCTTAAATGTGGAAAATTCCCCCTTCAGCTTTTGCGCCTCATACGCCGTTTTGTAAACGCTGTCCTCATACACATTAGCCAAGAGACGATTCATGCTTAGATTTTGCGATTTTGCCAATTCTTCTACATACCGCGATGTCTTAATATATAATTCCTGGCTCCTGTCCAACCGTGCGCGAATAGAAGCTTTATCCAACATTTTGATATATTTTTGCGGAAGGTCTTTCTTCTTGGACAGTTTGATATATTCTCTTAGTGTCAGCTGAAATGCTTTTAACTCCCGTGCATCAAGCTCTTTTCTCGCATCTGCCAGAGTTATTTCGTTTTCTTCCGCGTACCGATAATACCAGTCCAGCACTTCCTTGCGTAATGCGGTCAACGCTTTCGTGTATTCCCTGCGCATAGCAGCCGTGACGGTTTCCGCTTTCCCCATCTGCTGCCGTTTCAGCCTTTCAAAACGCTTTTCCCAGTAATTCATTCTTCGATACCGTCAGGCTCATTTTCTGCATAATCAGGCATAAGAGCCTCAGTATTTTCCTTTTCAAGCCGCGCCAGTTCTTCCGCCGTATCTTTCGTCCACGGATGATTTGCTACAATGGTCTCCCTGCTGATGATTCCAACTGAATTTTTGCAGTTCTGAATGACTTCCGACTCATTAACAGGCGTATCTCTGTTAAAGATGAATTCTACTTTATTTTTATCAGGATTTGTGCCGCTAATGCGCAAGAATGTATTCACAAACCACATCAGCTGTTCCAGACTTGCCTGAAATTCCATCTCCATATTATTAGCATCTAAGTCTATATCGCTGTAAATAGAGCGGATATTCATCTGATTGGGATTATTTGACATACGGTCATCTTTGGCATCAAAACCATGGCCGTTCTCAATAATCGCCTTCTTTAGCAATCTGATAATCAAGTCATAGTTGTCAGCATTGACTTCAATGCTAAGCGTCCGCACATCGCCTTTTCTGTCTTCCGTTCCTACTTTGATTACACCATAAGCAATCAAGTTCCGGCGGAATTCCGATAAATCCTCACCTTCATATCCTTCTAGAATCAGAATGGTGCTGCGAATGTCTTCTGCCATGTTATCACTGTAATTACTCAAGAGTTCATTCAGTGCGTCCTGCAGACCCTTCACCCGGTTTATCAGCGGCAGTTCCCGATTATTGTACTTGAATGCGATCAGCGGCACTCTGTCCCAATTAAATGGTTCCCCGTTTACTGTGAGGTAGTCGGCGTCTGTCTGTTCTACATCGGGAATAAGCTTTTTACTGTCCGTGTAAATGTATCGACGTATACCCCCGGTCGTATAGTGTTCCACTTTCCATATGATTTTTGGCTGCGTGCCCTCGTAAGTAAAGACAGAATAGATCCGCAAAAATGAGTCCAGTATTTCATGTTCTTCATCCACCCAAAACGGGAGGACCTGTTCCGGTGCAAACCTCTTGAACCGAAGTTCGCCATTTGAGATGTATGGATGCAGATACCCAATCCCGCAGTTCAGTACGTCCGTTCCCAGATTCTTCAGGCGTCGACGGAACGTTTGATTGAATACGGCATCCAACTGTTCACCGTATACCTCATCATCTGTCCGTACTTCCATCGGCTTAGATAACAGATAGCTTACTTTTTGATCCACCAGTTCCGCATAGCGGTTATCCACAATCCGATTATTCGGCAAACCATTAACTGTCCGAGTATTGCCGTTCGTATCTACAGCCTGTCTTTGTTTATTTAAAATATCATGGTCTCCATCAAAGTACCGCTTGCCGATAATCATCTGATTTCGTTTCCCTGAATCAATCCATGCTTGAAGTTCCAACTCCAGAAACTCTATTTCTGTTAGTCCACTGCCGCTCCCACGGCGTATGATATTATTCCACAATGCATTTAAGCTAAAATTCATCGTCTACCACCTAAGTTAAAAATTGAATACCGCTGCCTTTTCGCCCGAACCGCTCCATAGCATACCTCATGGCATCGAGCAGATGATTAAAATCATCAATCGGCTTATTCACCTGATTATCAAATTTATCCTTATCCCATGTGTAATTTCCTATCTCCGTAAGAAAATTAACGCAACGCGGATGAATAACAATTTTATAATCCTGTATCAGCTGTATACCGTTCAGTATGCTGTCCCTGCCTTTTTTTGCAGCATGAATACGCGTAAGCCCCAGTGCGCGGAGTTGTGCGATTGACTTAGGCTCTGCGCTGTCTGCTGTAATGTTTTCCTTGCTATATCCCATCCGGCTTATTTCTCGGTAAATCATCTCGTTGGTCAGGCCTTTTTTATACATTTCGTCAAATACATAAATCTCCCTTGCTTTCGTATCTACCAGCCCGCAGAAGAGCGCGGACGGGTCATTTGTATACCCAAAATCAAGACCAAAAGCAGATTGCACACTTTCTCTTCTTGTAATTTCTGCAGTATCAAATGTCCTCTCTTCCCAGTTTTCATATACCAGTCCTTCAACGATACCCCAATCACCAAGTCCTGCCACCTGATATCGCCTCGGATTATTCAGCCGCATGCGTTCAAACATACTGCGGTCAGAATCATCAAGAAATTCATTGCATTGATAGTTCGTTGTCTTTGCAAGAATATCATTATCCGCCTTATCAAAAAACCTCTTCTTGAGCCAGTGCTTTTCATTCCACGGATTAAAGGTCAGTGTGACTTGTTTGAACAGTCCTTTCGGCACCTCGCCTCGTATAGATTCATCCAGCGTATCGAATGCCGCCTCTGACGTAATTTCATACGCTTCCTCCACCCACAGCCAACAAAGCACACCGACGTCTACCGTGATAGAAGTAACTTTTAGCGGATCATCCAACCCCCGGAAAAATATCTTCTGTCCTGTCGGTTTGTAGGTAATTTCAAGAGGGCTTTCCCTGCAGATAAAATATGTATCTACCCCTAAGCGGTGTATTGCCCATTTAAGCTGCGTATAACAGCTATCTTTTAACGTTCTGAAGGTTTTCCGTACCACCAGCAGATTCGCTTCGTGATACTTCATCAGGTTATAAATAAACCATAATGCGGCAGTAACTGATTTCTTACTCGCACGGCTGCCTTTAACCACCCGGTACCTGCCTTTAAAATTCCAGAAATCTCTGTATCCACCGCCAATAACATCCGGAAGATATATCCTATTGGCATTACTCATGGATTTCACGCTCTCCGATGATGATCACAGGTACCATTTCAATCTTCGTGTCAGAACTGAACAGGTCGTGGCGTTTACCCATTAATTCAAGTGCTTTTATCTGGTCTCTTGCAGAAATTTGTTTTTTTATTATCTTTGCTTCACTGAACCCATCGCCGACACCTTCGGTAACGACTACTTCTTCTTTAAGTTCCCCTCTACCTGCTTTAGACAGCCGCCACAGCGCTTCCGCTGCAGACATCATGCCGTCTTCAAAGACTTTGTCCTGCAATTCTTTGATACGACTTTTTACGTCAACATAGGTCAACAAACGTTGCCCTAAACTCTTTGCTGTTTTTTTACTATATCCCGCCCGTATAGCTGCCTGCGTTGCGTTCAGATCGATTAGATATTCAATGCAAAATTTCTCCTGCCTCGGTGTCACGCCACCACCTCCTTTCCTGCAATAAAAAGGCACCCGTTATGAGTGCCACAAATTTACTGAGCCTACACGTCAAGAATACGATGCGTAGGCTCTTAATTAGGGAGGAAGTAAGTAAAATGTCCTTACTTTCACACATACACTATATCACAGGTTGATAGTGGCTTTTAATGGCGTGGATTCCAAATCACGTAAAGCTGCACCATGAATTCGATATACCCAACGTAAATCAAAGTGCATCTGTACCGCGATTTCTTCCCATTTTTGATTAAGTATGTATCTGCGGTACAATACCGTCCATCGGTCATGATCTTTTTCACAGCTAATCAGAGTCTCCGCTTTATCCTGCATATCCATTAAACGAACAAATTCCCGTGATGTTTCTGCTCTTTTCAATTCGAGCCTGCAGATTACTTCATCAAGTGATTTCACGTTATTTGATTGTATTTTGTTACCTAATTGTGGAGATTTTAAAGAGATGACTTCACATTCAATTTCTTTCATCCGTTCTTTGCAAGCTTCTACCCGTGCATGCTGCCGCCGAACATCATTCAGAAATTCTTTAACGGTCATCATATGTACCTCTACCGGAAATCACACATAGAGAACAAATCAACAACCCGATACATGCACCAAAAATCATACCTAACACGAATATCATAATCTTAAACACCCCTCTTTAATCACTTACGCTTTTTTGAAAATCCCATGCATTTTTCATTACCCGGTAAATCTGCTGGGCATTAAACTGCCGAAACATATCATTCATTATTTCCTGAAATACACTCTTGGACGGCCATGTATCAGAAGATACACAAGGCTTAAACAAATATGGCCATCCGCTACCTGTTAATCCATAAGATGAATTCTCCTGTAAATAAGTTCCACAACCGCGAACCAAGAACAAATAACTGCAGAGATTCATATTTACAGCTTTAGCTTCAGTAAACATAGACAACCATATATCAGAATCCGACTGCGGCCAGGGATCCACAAAAATTTCACTGGCCATTTTCTGAATACCGGGAATACAAGACCGTCTTGCATTCATCTCACAGATTTTTAATAATTTCCATCTCTCTGCATCGAAATTCATCGTTGCGTTACACCTCTCTGCTACCGAACATTTGAACTGTTTTTATAAGTAACACGTCAACGTGTTAACCGACTCGACTCTTAGAACACCTATAAAATCAAGTGTTTTAATATGATTGACAATAGGTAACACGTTGACGCAAATAGGGTGTGTGTTTTTTATAGACCCCCCTTATACCCTCCTTATACCTTAGGGTAGGTAGGTATATTTCAACCAACTATATATATTTAACGTGTTAAACGTGTTACCTAACATATCTATACCTCTTTTCTTTCGATAATCACTGGTAAAAATCGGGTAACACGTTTTTCGGATTTACGTGTAGCTTACGTGTTACACCGGTTACTAAAAATTAATTAGAGATTATAATAACGCGGCATACTTTCCCCTGGTATTTGGTAAGTCTAGAGCTTCTACTCCACCCATCGGCGCCTGTGGACGTTTCTATTTTCTTTTCTGTAGCGAATTCTTTAATCATCTTTTCGTAGCTGATACCGTCCTTGTCCATTGCCTCACGCAACGCGTTGGGGAATACATGTGTCTTTCCTCCCCGGATAAACCCATAAAGGGGTGAGACCGTTTTCTGCATATTGCTATAACTTTCGTTATCGAAATGGGCTGTATTGGCAGCCATCCAGTTTTGAACAAAATCCCACGCACGGTCTGTATCGGAAATTTCATGGATCGTCGGAAGGGATTTAAATACTTCTCCACCCATATACTCCGCCTGTGATAAAGCTGTCTGGAGATCCATACGCCACAACCACATTCCTGCAAGCACGTCAGCTGTCGTAATAAGCGCCACGGCGTCCACATGAACAGGGCTGTAATCGGTATACCGCGTAGACAGGTCCTGCCGAATACGGTTCCACACCTCGCCAGCCACTGGTCGGTTTGTAAGCAGCGCTTTAATGTACAGGGAGCCCGCTAATCCATAACTGTCCATTTGATGAACCTGTTTAGCAAGTCCATCCGGAAGAACAGGATACGTATTGATTTCAAGGATTCGGTTCTTAACGCCGCGGACGGAATTTTCCCGGGTAAGCGGTTCTTCCCCGTTGGCCATGCCGATGGTTCGCCAGTAAGCGGTCTTCTGCAGGCCCGTCTTGCTGGCGCGACCCTTGCCTTTACCGCCTTCCAGCATATAGACCACATATTCCAAATAATCCTGCTTGTCACGCCCCTGGCCTGCGACCTGCCGCTCGTTAATGGCAACAGTAAAATCAGAGAGCAGGGATAGGCGGCGTTCCAATCCGGCCTTTGTCGTGAGGAAACTGGTCATCATCCGGTCAGGATTCCCCCATACGCTCATGGCCATTTTCATGGCAGCCGTC